GTCTGACAGATTATATGATATAAAAGCTTTTTCACAAGATCCCGCTTCTGTAAAACAAAGAACAGACTATGTTGAATCCGTTGTTGCAGATATGCAAACAAAAGAAATATCAGATCAAATACAAAAAGAAATTGGAGTTAATATGTATAGCAACGATAAAAGCAAGCTTCCTGACAATGAAGATGAACTTTCTTTGCATATGCAATTAGAGTATAAACAAGCAATTGAAATTGCAGAAGAGCAAGCTATAAATTCTATATTTAATTCCAATAATTATGACTTAACACAAAGAAGAATTAATTACGATCTAGCCGTTATAGGTATTGGCGCTATAAAAAATGAATTTAATACAGCTGAAGGTATAAAATTAAAATATGTTGATCCTGCAGATTTAGTTTATTCTTATACGCATTCTCCTTATTTTGATGATATTTATTATATAGGAGAAGTAAGATCTGTAACTATAAATGAATTAAAACAACAATTTCCAAATTTAACAGATGATGAATTAAAAAATATTTCTCAACAAGGTGTGCAAACAGCAGCTTCACATAATAGATATGTAAATGAAGATTCAGTTTTAGATGCTAATACAATACAAATTTTATATTTTAATTATAAAACATATAATAATCAAGTATTTAAAATAAAAAAGACAGCTACAGGTGCTGACAAAGCAATAGCTAAAAGTGATCAATTTAATCCTCCAGCTGATAGTGATTTATTCACAAAACAGTCAAGATCTTTGGAAGTTGTATATGATGGAGCATTTGTTTTAGGCACAAAAAAAATGTTAAAATGGGAAATTGCTAAAAACATGGTAAGGCCCAAAAGCGACACTACGAAAGTAATGATGAATTATAGTGTAGTAGCTCCTAGAATATATAAAGGAAGAATAGAATCTTTAGTTGGTAGAATCACCGGGTTTGCGGATATGATTCAACTTACACATTTAAAATTACAGCAGGTAATGGCAAGAATGATACCCGATGGGGTTTATTTAGACGCTGACGGTCTTGCTGAAATAGATTTAGGTAATGGTACAAACTATAATCCTCAAGAGGCATTAAATATGTTTTTTCAAACAGGCTCTGTAATTGGTAGATCTATGACGCAGGAAGGAGATATGAATCCTGGTAAAGTGCCTATTCAAGAATTAACATCAAATGGTGGTAATAATAAAATGAGTTCTTTAATAAATACTTATAATTATTATTTACAAATGATTAGGGATGTAACCGGTTTAAATGAAGCAAGAGACGGATCAGTTCCTGATAAAAATGCATTAGTTGGCGTTCAAAAATTAGCAGCGGCGAATTCTAATACAGCAACAAGGCATATATTACAATCAAGTTTATTTTTAACTGCTAAAACAGCAGAAGCTATAAGCTTAAGAATATCAGATGTGTTAGAATTTTCTCCCACAAGAGAATCGTTTGTTTCAAGTATTGGGAGATTTAACGTAGCAACATTAGATGATATTAAAAACATGCATTTACATGATTTTGGTATTTATATAGAGTTAGCCCCTGATGAAGAAGAAAAGCAAAAACTAGAAAACAATATACAGCAAGCTTTAGCTAAAGATCAAATATATTTAGAAGACGCAATTGATGTACGAGAAATAAAAAATATAAAATTAGCTAATCAACTTTTAAAAGTAAGAAGAAAAAAGAAATTAGAATTAGACCAGCAAAACCAACAACAAAATATTCAAGCGCAGGCTGACGCAAACTCACAAAATACTCAAGTTGCTGCTCAAATGGAAATTCAAAAAAATGAAGCTATAACAAACCAAAAAGTACAATTAGCGGAAATGGAAGCAAATCTTGAATTGCAAAAAATGGAGCAAGAAAAGAATTTGAAAAAAGAATTAATGAGCTATGAATTTGAGCTTAATATAGCTTTAAAAGACAAAGAAAACGAAACTTTTACAAATAAAGAAAAGTTTAAAGAAGATAGAAAAGACGAAAGAACAAGAATACAGGCTACTCAACAATCTAAATTAATAGAACAAAGAAAAGATAGAAAAGGAGAGCAAGAGTTTGAATCTGCTGGTAACGATACCATGGGGAGTGGATTTAACTTAGAACAATTTGAACCCCGATAATAACTTTTAATAATTATATAATATTTTATCATGGCAGAAGAAACAAAAGAGGCTGTGCAAGAAGAAACAGTTGATAAAACTGAAGATCAAGCACAACCTAAAACAAAAGAAAAAAAAGAAGAGCCCGCTCCGTACAAAACACCAGTTGATGAAGACGGAACACTAAAATTAGATTTACGTAAATTTAAACAAGAAGAAGATGCCTCTAAAGAGCAAAGCACAGATGAGGTACCTGCACGCGACGAATCCGAAACTAGCGGAGAGGTACAAGAACAAAACATCGAAACAACAGATGAAAAACCTTCCGGAGAAAGCGACACCGATAACCAAGCGGATGAAGTATTAGAGCTTGTAAATGAGGAAGAAGAAGCTACATTAGCGGATAAAATAAAAGATATTCCTAATAAGCTTAAAGAAAAATCGGAAGACGTAAATAATATACAAGAGCCACAACCTGAATTACCTGAAAATATTGACAAATTAGTTGATTTTATGAAAGAAACAGGTGGAACTCTTGAAGATTATGTAAATCTTAATAAAGATTATGCGGATATGGAAGATATGCAAATACTAAGAGAGCATTATCGCCAAACTAAACCGCATTTAACAGAAGAAGAAATAAGTTTTTTAATTGATGACTCTTTTTCTTATGATGAAGAATCAGATGAAGAAAGGGATGTTAAAAGAAAAAAACTTGCTTTAAAAGAATCAATTGCCGAGGCTAAATCAACTCTTACTAATTTAAAGAGTAAGTACTACGACGAACTTAAGTTAAGTTCTAAGTTGTCTCATGAACAGAAAGAAGCGGTTCAGTTTTACGACAATTATAAACAGACGCAAGAAACATCTAAACAACAGCGGTCTATATTTGAACAAAAAACAAGTGATTTGTTTTCTGAAAATTTCAAAGGTTTTGAATATAAAGTAGGCGAAAACAAATATAGATTTAAAGTCAAAGATGTTAATAATGTAAAAGAAAACCAATCCGACATTAATTCGTTAGTCAGCAAGTTTGTTGACAAAAACAATAATATGAAAGATGCCGGTGGTTATCACAAAGCATTATTTACAGCTATGAATGCTGATGCTGTTGCAAATCATTTTTATGAACAAGGTAAAGCCGATGCTGTTAAAGCTAATATGGCCCAATCTAAAAACATAGATATGAACCCAAGGGGTACGCATGAAAATGTAACTACTCAAGCGGGTATGCAGGTTAAAGCAGTAAGTGGTGATGATTTCGAACGTTTACGAATTAAACTTAGAAAATAACTTTAAAAATTTAAAAAAATGGGATTATTTAGTACGGGTGGATCGTTTCCAGCAGGATTAACGCCTACCCCAACAAAAACGTTGTTTGGTAATAACTACCTAACATTTGACTCTGCTTCTGGTGGAGGAACATTTACACAACAATTTCTACCCGATGTATACGAAAAAGAAGTTGAAAGATATGGAAACAGATCTGTAGCTTCTTTCTTACGTATGGTCGGTGCTGAAATTCCTTCCGCTTCGGATCAAATTATTTGGTCAGAACAAGGAAGATTACACATTGCTTATAGTGCAGCATCTGCTAATACTACTTCTGGCGTTGTTACTGAAAACGGACACGCTGTAAGAGTTGGCCAAACTGTTGCACTTATTGAAGCTGGAACTCACCCTAACGACGGTGTTACTTGGACTGCTGACAAAGTGGTTAAAGGAGTTGTTTCTGCTGTAGCTACTAACACATTTACTGTTAAAGCTTATGGCGGTTCTACACTTACTGCGGCTGGACTTACTTCAGGTTCGTCTGTAACTGTTAAGGTGTTTGTATACGGTTCTGAATTTGCTAAAGGAACTGCAGGTATGGCCGGTTCTGTTGATGCTGGTTTCCAAAAATTCTCTAATTCGCCTATCATTATCAAAGATAAATATTCTATCTCTGGTTCTGATACTGCGCAAATTGGTTGGGTTGAGGTTACTACCGAAAACGGAGCGTCTGGTTACCTATGGTACTTAAAATCAGAGCATGAAACAAGACTTAGATTCGAAGATTATCTTGAAATGGCTATGGTAGAAGGTGAACTTGCTGCTTCTGGATCTGGCGCTATAGGCGATGGATTCAAAGGTACTGAAGGTATGTTTGCTGCTATTGAGTCAAGAGGAAATATTTATCAAAACTTTAATTCAGGTGAGAATGCACTAGACAATTCTGATGGTGCTGCAAGATCTGGATTACAAGACTTTGATGAAATCCTTAAAAATTTAGATAAGCAGGGAGCTATTGAAGAAAACATGCTTTTCCTTAATAGAGCTACTGCACTTACCTTTGATGATATGCTAGGAGCTGTAAATGCTCATTATAATGGTGGTACTTCTTTTGGAGTATTCAATAATAGTGAGGATATGGCACTTAATCTTGGGTTTAGCGGTTTCAGAAGAGGTTCTTATGATTTTTATAAGACTGACTGGAAATATTTAAATGATGCTACAACAAGAGGACTTGGTGGAAATATCGACGGTGTACTTGTACCTGCTGGAACTTCAACAGTGTACGATCAATCGCTTGGTAAAAACATTAAAAGACCATTCTTGCACGTAAGATATAGAGCTTCTGAAGCTGATGATAGAAAAATGAAATCTTGGATCACTGGATCTGTAGGTGGAGTTTATACTTCTGACGTTGATGAAATGAATGTACACTTCTTATCAGAAAGATGTTTGTGTGTTCAAGGAGCTAATAACTTCGTATTATTTAAAACTGCCTCTCAGGTAGCTTAATTTTAAAGTAAAGACAAGGGGCATTCTTTTTGAGTGCTCCTTCCTTTACATTTTATTAATTATATTATATTATATTATGGCAACAAAACAAAAAGCAACCTCTAAAAAATGGGTTGTAAAAGACAGAACATATGCGTTATTAGGTAATAAAATGCCTTTAACACTTACCCTAGCATCAAAGCATCACGGAAGAACACCTCTTATGTGGTTTGATGAAGAAAAAGGGTTTTCAAGAGAATTAAGATATGCTATTAATCAAAAATCTCCATTTGTTGATGAACAAAAAGGTAGGTCTACATTACAGCATATAGTTTTTAAAGACGGTAATTTATTTGTGTCTAAAGTAGACCAATGTTTACAAAAGCTATTGTCTTTATACCATCCTCAAAGAAATGTAACTTATTACGAAATCGACAATGTTGAGGAAGCTAAAGACGAATTACAAGACATCGAGTTGGAAATTGAAGCTTTAAATTTAGCAAATAAATTAGAAGTTGATCATGCAGAAGCGGTGTTAAGAGTAGAACAAGGTTCTTCTGTTTCAAGAATGACATCTCAAGAAATCAAAAGAGATTTATTATTGTTTGCAAAAGAAGATCCAGCATTATTTATAAACTTAGTAAATGATGATAATGTTCAATTAAGAAACTTTACAATTAAAGCTACAGAAGCTTCTATTATATATTTAGACCAAGAACAAAGAAATTTTTTCTGGTATAATAATAACAAGAAGTTAATGACAGTACCTTTTGATGAAAATCCATATTCAGCTTTTGCTGCGTATTTAAAAACAGATGAAGGCTCTGAAGTTTATAAAGCAATTGAAAAGAAATTTAAATAGTCAAACTATAGTGACAGGGTCACTTAGTGTGGCCCTTCATTATAAATAAAAAAATATGATTAGCGTAGATACAGTATATCAAAGAGTACAAGCCATTCTTAATAAAGAGAATAGAGGTTATATGACTCCGCAAGAATATAATCTTTTAGCAAATCAAGCACAATTAGAAGTGTTTGAACAGTACTTTTATGACCTAAATCAATTTAACAGAACAGGCGAAATAACAAATGAGTACGCTAATATAGTTAACAATATTAAAGAAAAAATTAATTTATTCAGAACTACAGCTGCATTGAGTATAGCAAATTCTGTATTTGCTTTACCATCAGATATATATAGGCTTGGTACTGTATATTATAACAATACAACAGAGCTTGATGCAATAGATCAAAACGATTTTCTACACATAAATGCATCTAAACTTACAAAACCAGATGTTAAAAAACCTGTTTATATCAGAAACGGCAATAACCTTACGGTTTATCCTTCCACAATAACTTCATTATCATGTACTTACATTAAAAAACCAGCACAAGTTGTTTGGGGGTATGTAGAAATAAGTTCAGTAGCAAAATACGATTCATCGACGGCAACAGATTTTGAATTGCATGAGTCTGATGAAACTACTGTTGTATATAAAATATTAAGTTATGCAGGACTTGTTATAAAACAACCTGAAATAAGCCAGGTTGCAGAACAAAAAGACAATTTAAAAGTACAAAAAGAAAAATCATAATAAATGGCTTTAGCACAATATACTCCAAAAGAATACTACAATAGTAAGAACCAAGGTTATTATCAATTTATATCAATTGACGATATTATAAGTAATTTTCTTGTTTCTTATGTTGGAGATGATAAAATAATAAAATCTGCAAAAAGAACTGAAATTGCATATCATGCACAAAGAACTTTGCAAGAGCTGAGCTATGACACTATAGATAATGTTAAATCAATAGAAATTGAAATACCACCATCACTTTCTTTTCCATTACCGCACGATTTTGTTAGTTATGTAAGAATTACTTGTTTAGATGACAATGGTCTTGAAAGGCCTTTAAAACCTAATAACAATACTACCGCCCCCACCCCTTTTCTTCAAGATCAAGATTATAATCTTTTATATGAC